TTGTAGGTTGTCCACTTCGCAGAACATTCGGTTGATTACCTCTGTCCAGTCCGTGAGTATTGCTGGGATGCGCTTATGTGGGTCAAACACTGGTTCGATGTGGTCAACGTGAACCTCGTCAGATTTGAAAAGTTTCGCACACCCTGCACATTCGTACATCTTGCGCTTTCTTCCCGTTGCTTTGTCAACCCGTATCCCTCTTTCTGCTGCTTTCTTTGCATCGTGAAAGGCTCCCCACTTGCGCATTGCTGCGCGTAGCACCCCAACAATAAAACTCTTGAACCTAGATTCAGTCCACTTTCCGCTGTTTCTTGTTCGTTCGACTCTTGGGCTTGACTTCTTCTTTGCTGCTCTCTTCGGCATCAAGTGGTGCCTCTAAGATATTGGTATAGAAGTTGGGCAAACCCTTCCACCATTTTTTCATCATGGTCATCGGTGTTTCCCATGGTGTAAAGGATGGCATGTACCAACTCATGGCAAAATGCTTGTTCGCTTTGTTGTCTTGACATTCCTTGTCTGATTGAAATTGTGTTTGTATCATTGTCGCATTGTCCTAAATCTGCTAGTGTTTCTACAAAAACCACACGCCAATCCATACCTGCTAGTCTGAACTGGGTGGGCACCAAAGTTGATTCTTCTCGCGCCTTAGCCATAATAGTCTCCCGTTTTCAATAACTCTCTCTTCGCCCAGTGCCTCCGAGCAAACGGCATACAGCTCTTGCTCCGTCTTGGCGTCTGCCAGCATCTTCTCTGCTCTCTTCTCGCCAACACCTTTGATCCCTACTATGTTGTCCACCCTGTCGCCCATAAGAATCTGTTTGTAAAAGAATCTTAGGCCGTCTTGGGCAGTCACATAGTATTTGTCTTTTTTCACAAAATTGTAGTGCCATCCGGGTACTTGGTTAAAGTCCTTGTCAATTGAAACCATGATACTATCATCACCTAATTCGGTGGCGCGTATCGCTATTAAGTCATCTGCTTCTTCGTTCTCAGAAACAACAGCACTCCACGCATCACTCATGTAGCTTCTAAGGAAGTCCAAATGTAAAGGTCTTTCCTTATCTACTCGGTTCTGTTTGTAGGGTACTGTCACCGCTACTTCATTTCTGAAGTTACCTTTGCCCGTGAGAAACAGTTCGTGCTTATCTATGTCAAGTTCACTGTAAAGTATCTCCTCTAAAAGAGAAGACAGCGTAGATGCTGCCTTCTCCTGAGGTTCATCCTTACAGGCAAATGACACGCGATAGGCTATGACATCCGCATCTATAAGGGCGATTGTCATTACAAGTCTACATCTTCTAGAACCTTGTCTTCCGACTTGTCACGTTGAACCAGTTCTTTAATAATGATGTTAGGCTTGCTCTTACCTCCGACTGACCGAGGTGCAAAGCCATACTTGCCTGACATGGGGTGGTCATAACTCTTCAACGCAACAACCGCCACAGTGCCGTTACCGATGTCGGTAGGGTCAATGACATTCCCGTCCATGTCTTCAGCAGTAAACGGGAACTTGCTCTTGCATCGAATGAACACACCAAGTCCGTGCTTGTCATCCTCTTTCTCTCGCGCCTTAACATTCAACTCTTTATCCAACCGGTTAACGGTTGCTTCGTCGAGCTGTCCAAGATGGAGTTCGTACCGCCACGTCTCAGGTGGTTGGTTCTCATTCCACTTGTTCTTGTTTAGATTGTTGAGGTTATACGAAAAGAAAATCTTGCCTTGAACCTTAATGATCTTGTCATCCATCCTTAGTCTTCCTTCACTGGAAAGTTGAAAAAAAGGTATATATTATACCACAAATTTGCCCTAATGTAAAGGCTTTTCATTGGCTAACATATAAAAGTTTTGATAGGCTTGGAGTAGCATATCTAATACTTTCATATCATCAGCGTCGGGACTATGCCAAAGAACTAATTCTTTATTCCTAATCCCTACAATGAGCATACCATCACAGTCTGACAAAAACTTTAAAATTGTATCTAGGTCATCTTCATCCATCAGTGGGTATCCTTCCAAGTCCTGCCGACCCGGTATTCGCCATCCAACGGACAACGCATTTTAAAATATATCCCTGCACGTTTGATTGCCGCCCTGCCTAACTCGCCTACTTCCTCGGCATGTTCAGGTGGGGTTTCAATCTGCCATTCATCATGCACATTGGCGCAGAAACCATAAGGTATCTGTCTCATCTTAAGACTCTGCCACATAATGAACAACGCACGCTTCATTACTATCGCACCAGCACTTTGGAGTAGAGTGTTAAGGGCAGCATGTTCGGAGCGCACCCAAACTTTTCTACCATCCAACCCCGGTACCCAACCACTACTCGCTTGTTGGGCAACCTTACTCTGTAAACGAGCGAGGGCGGGTGTTTGGGAAAGAAAGCGAGCCTTAATCGCTTTTCCCTGACTAGCACTACCACCGATGATTGACCCGATCTTCGCGTCCCCCGCGCCATACAAGAAAGCATAGATGAATGTCTTCGCTTTTGGTCTGTCAGGGAGTCCCGCTGCTTTTTGATTTTTAGTGTGGATGTCGCCATTCAATATCTCCTTGGTGTACTCATCATCACGCATGTAGTGTGCCAGCATACGTAACTCAAGACCTGAAGCATCAACACCAACCAGTGACCAACCATCCCTAGCGGTGAAGCAGTCACGGCACTCGGCACCGTAAGGGCTGGTCACGCTAGGTACTTGTGCCATGTTGGGGCTTTGGTGTGTCATACGTCCTGTAACTGCTCCATTGGTTATAACCCGTCCGTGGATTTTCCCGTCTTCTTGGAGTTCTTCAAACCACGATTTGATTTGGCTGCTACGTTTTTGGAGGAGGAGGTACTCGTTGAGGAGCTTTGCCTCGGGGAGATCGATGCTCTCAAGCACTTTCTCATCGACCACAGTGTTGCCTTTCTCAGTGGTAGAAGAAAACGTAACACCAAGAGACATAAGCCTCGAAGCAATCTGTTGACGGGACGCTGGATTGAAAGTCTCCACCCTATCTTTGAGCCGCTTACCTGTTTTCTCACTAAACCTTTCCGTAACAATCGGAGGAAAAACACTTTGCAATTCACTTTCAATATCAGCAAGTCTGCCCGAAATAGAAGCCAATAACTCCTGAGCCTTAGGCGTATCGAATGTAAAGCCATTTTGTATCTGTCCTTGAATTATTGCAGCAGTTTGGTGTTCAATCATCTCGCTCTGTGGGCTGAAGTCTTCCAGTTCTTTCTTCAAATGCTTATGCAACTTAACCAACAACTCAACATCCCTCTTGCAATACTTCTTCAACACAGCCATATTAGGTTCATTGAAGTGTGTTACATCTTCCTTCGGCGGCTTACGTTCTCCAAGTAAACGCCAGTACAGCTTCTTGTAATCAGTCTTCTTCAGTCCTAGCCTTTTGCCCCAAGCGTCTAGACTGTGCCCTCCTTCGATTGACGGATTCAGTAGTCTCGACATAATCAAGGTATCTGTCGCTACGGTCAATCCAATCTTCGTCTTCCACAATCTGTTGAGGTGATGCCCGTCGAAACCAATCAAGTTGTGTCCGATTACTTGATCGGCTTTTGCTAGCAAGGGAATCAGAGTGTCCGGGCTTTCGTGCCATTGATAGTCTCCGCTGTCAGTATCATAGGTGTAAGCACCCCATATCTTTGTTGGTGGGACATTTGTTTCGATGTCAACGTAAACATTCACACGCCATCTCCAAGTATTGAGGAACGAGGCACCTTGTACGGCACACCGCTAACGTAAACACCATCATCCATTTCCTGCACTAGCCTGTTCAGATAGAACTGAGCCTTCTTGACATCTTCCAATCCGTTCTTGTGATTGTAACGCCACAAGTACTTTAGGATATTACCAGTTAGGTAGGCAGTGAATCCGTCGCCTAGAGCAGCCTTGATAGCCTCTATGGTTTCGATTCCTCCTTGATTGTAATGAGGTGGGTGGTTTACCATGTCCTCATGTGTCGTGCCGTTAAAGCCCATCTCTTCCAATGCTCCTTGTGCTAGCAGTTGTTTGTACTCTTCCATCTCCATAGCCAATGCCTTCATCTTGCCCACCTAAAACTCCTTATCTAAGTTGTATTCAGTTAGAAAACCATTAGCCTTGTTGTATTTTAATTTAAAAGTTTGACCTGTTGCTCTCCCTGTAAACCTGTCCTTTAACACCCGGAATGTAGTTATCTGTCTCTCGTCGGGGTCTTCGTGCTGCTTGTTCCGTTCCAAGCCAAACATGAAGTGTGCCCACCTAGCGATCGCACGACTACCTGTAAACTGTTTCTCCAGCACGCGACCGCC